ATGAAGCGGGCGGCGGCCGTCGTCGCTGCTCTCCTCGGTCTCGTCGTCCTCATCGTCGTCCTGGCGTTGCTGGCGCTGTGGGCGTCCGGCGCGCTCTCCGTCTCCAGCCGCCCCGTCCCGCAGCCGACAGTCGCTTCGAGCACCACCGCGCCGTCGCCCGCGCCCCAGCACGAGGTCGTCATCTCGATCACCGGCGCGCCCGGCACTCAGTTCCGGGTGCTCGGCGAGGTCTTCGGCGACACCGGCCCGATCGATCTCCCGGCCGCCGGGCGTGACAAGGCGCGGTTCGAGACGGCGAAGTCGTCCGCTCAGCTCGACCTCGTCGTGTACGTGGCCGCGCCGATCGGCGACGACTCGGCCAGCTGCACGGTCACCTTCGACGGGCGGGTCATCGCCCAGTCCGAGCCGGTGCCGCTGGAGAACACGCACACCCTCGCCTGCCGGGTGAGGTCCGCGTGAACGGTTACCGCACGAGCGGCATCGCCTTCGGCGGCCTGGTGGCGGTTGTCGCCGCCGTCGCCTCGTACACGCACATGCGGACGCTGGCGGCGAAGCACGGCGAGGACTGGCTGTCCTGGCTGAGCCCGCTGTCGGTCGACGGTCTCCTGGTGGTCGCCAGCCTGGCGATCCTGCGCGCCCGCCGCGATGGCGGGCGGGCGCCGTGGCTGGCGTGGCTGGCGGTCGTGGTCGGCATCCTGGTGTCGTTGGTGGCGAACGTGGCGGCGGCCGGTCCGGATCTGGCGAGTCGCCTGGTGGCCGCGTGGCCGCCGCTGGCGTTCGCGCTCGCCTTCGAGCTGGTGATGTCGCTCGTCCGCCAGGTCGACGCCAGCCCGGCCGAGGCATCTGGCGAGGAGTCACCAGCCTGCCAGGAGCCGCACCAGGAGGCTGGTGACGCTCACCAGGAGCCTGGTGAAAACCTGGTGACCAGCGAGAACGCTCACCAGGACGTGCCCCCGCTGCACACTCGGGTGGCCGAGATGCTGGCGGAGGCCGAAGCCGCGGGTCAGCGCCCGCCTGGTCGCGTCGCCATCGCCCGCCAGCTCGACGCCAGCGAGTACGAGGTCCGCCAGGTGCTCGACGAGCTGCGCCAGGCGCCGCCTGCCCGGCTGGCGGTCGTTCGCCAGGACGCCCGGTGAGCCGCCGGTACCGCACCCGGCGGCGGTCGCTGATCGGGAAAGCCGCCAGGTGGTTAGCCGGGTGGCTGGTGCGGCGAGCCTGGCGTCACCGGGCCGCCCTGGCACCGGTCTGGGTCGCCGCCGGGCTCACCATCGCCGGACTGGTGCTGTTCCTGGTGCCCGGCGCCTGGTGGCTGGTGCCCGCCATCGGCGGCCCGGTGGCCGGCGTCGCCGTCCAGGTGTGGGGCGCCCGGTTGTCCCAGCCTCTCCAGCGTGTCCTGGCGTTCTTCGTGCCGGACGGTTTCGACGAGGGACGCAAGGGTGTGCTGGACCGGGAGGTCGAGCGGGCATACCTGGCGGTGCTGCTCGCGGTCGGTGGCGGCTGGGTGGCGATTCTGGGCGCGCGCGGACTCTCCACGCCGGGCATCTGGCAGCTGGGTGGGCTGCTGTTCCTGTTCCTGGCCGCGCCCTGGTGGTGGCACCGCCGCATCCGGCGCACCGGCCGAGGTAACCGGTTCGCCCGCCGCTGGCCGGTCGTCACCGAGGACGTCCTGGCGTTCAAAGATTCGAAGGTGCTGCCGACCGGCGTGGAGACCATCGCCGGGACGAAGGGCGGCACAGTGCTCTCGGTGAAGCTGGCCTCGGGCAAGACGATCGAGGACGTCGCCTACCGGGCACCGGCGGTCGGCTCGGTCTTCAACCTGCGAAAGGGCGCGGTCACCATCTCCCCCGGCCGCACCGAGCGGCAGGTGGCGGTGCGCATCCTGCCGCGCGACCCGTGGCAAGCGCGGATCGAGCACCCGCTGATCGCGAACCCTCGCCCGCACTCGCTGGCCGAGTCGTCGCTGCTGCCGATGGGCGTGCTCGACGACGGCCGGGACCAGCTGTTCCAGCTGCGGCACCTGGCCGTGGTCGGACAGAACGGCTCGGGAAAGTCGGCGTTCCTGGAGTCGCTGCTGGTGTGGCTGCTGTCCAGTGTGGACGCCGCTGTCATCGGAGCGGACATGGCGGCCGGGGCCACGCTCGGCGCCTGGGAGTCCGCGCTGGCGGCCCCGTTGGCGACGACGACCGAGGACGCCGTCCGGCTGCTGGTGGGGCTGGAGCAGGTCGTGCAGTACCGCGAGGGGCTTCTGGCCGACGGCAAGCGCGCGGCCGGTGGCGGCGGGCCGGACGTCCTGGAGGTGTCGCCGGAGGTGCCGTGGCTGGTGGCGATCCTGGAGGAGTTCCCTGATCTGGTCGCCGAGGGCGGCGAACAGGTGGTGAAGCTGGTGGGCCGGATCGCGAAGCGGGCGCGGAAGACGAAGACGACGCTCGTGCTGGCGGCGCAGAACTCGACGAAGACCGATATGGGATCGACGGAGCTGCGTGCTCAGCTCGGGATGGCCGGGTTCCGGTTGGACTCGCAGCAGTCGAAGACGTCGTGGGGTGAGCTGCGCGGCCGCGGATACACGTCCGTGGGGCTACCGACGGGCGTTTTCCTTCTGTACGACCAGGAGCACGATGTCCCGCGTCAGTCGAAGGGGTTCTTCGTGACCCCGGCGGAGCGAGCGCGGTTCCTCGCCGGGCTGTCCGGCGCCCGGCTGCTGGATGGCGGGTCGACGGCGAGGCTGCTCGGCGCCGACGGCGAGCCGGTGCACGCCGAGGCGGAGCGGATCCAGCAAGAGGGCGTGGTGCCGCTGGCCATGCCGACGGTGCCGGTGCAGCGCGTGGCCAGCAAGCGCGACCAGGTCGCCGGTCTGCTGAGCGCGGCCCCCGTGAGCCCAGCACAGCTGCGTGAAGCCACCGGTTTCGCCGACTCGACGCTTCGGCGGCTGCTCACCGAACTGGAGGCCGAGGGCCGGGCGCGGCGCGAGGGCCGGGGAAAGTGGGTCCACGCTGAGTGATCAGCTCGCAGAGCGCTCAACGCTCACGCTCGGCCTCATATGCGCAGGCGAGGGCGAGCGTTGAGCGCTCGGTGAGCGTTCAGAGATCACAGAAAGTGACGCGAAGCCTCAGGTGAACGGCTGAATCTGTAACAGCTGGCCAGGTCGGACCGAGCTAGTGACCAGGTTTGAGGACGAGGGAGCAACGACATGCCGGACACAGCGATCCACGAGATCTTGGGGAAGTACCGGAGCATCAAGTTCGACGGCAAGGCGGTGACGATCACGATCGTCACCGGAAGCTGGGTCTCCCGGGCCGAGCTGGTGCACCGCTTCCGTCTACGCAAGATTCAGGCCATCGAGGTCAGGCGCCCGTCCAGGCTGGACCCCGGCGGCATGCTCACGTTCCGTCTGTCCGGGGAACCGCCCGATCTGCCCAGCATCATGCCCGCAATGTCCTCGAAGGCTCCGACCAACGCCTTCTGGTTCTCGAAGGAGAACCTCCCGCAGATCGAGGCACTCGTGGAAGCGATCGAGGACGCGCTGGACGACCTCGACTGATCAACACAAAAGACGCCCCCGGCACGTTGCCGGGGGCGTCTTTACGGACTGCTCATTCGGCAGGCCATTCGTAGGTCAGCTCGTACAAGTTCGCCGGAAGGACGATGTCGTTCATCTCCAGCGGCCTGCCGTCCGTGCTGTACGCGACCCGCGTGATGGTCATGACCGGCACGCCGCCCGACAGCTGGAGAAGCGTCACTTCGTCCGGCTTCGGCATTCGCGCGCCAACGTGTTCGGCGAATGAGCCGATGGTGTGACCGGCCTCTTCGAGGCGTGCGTAGGCGCCACCTTCGCCGGTGTTGACCTTCTCGATCAGGGTGCCGCGCGTCAGTTCACGAGGTAGGCGCGACACCGCGAGCTGAGCAACCAGCCCATCGGCCCGCATCACCCGATCTCTCACGGTCAGTTCGGTTCCGGCGTCCACCCGGAGGAATTCGGCCGCTCGCTCATCGGCGCGCTCGAAGCGGACCTTGACGTTGCTCGAAGCAGCGAAGCCCTTTGCCGCGGCCTCCGCCAGGAAGGCGCCTTCGTTCCGTTCGCGTGCGGCACGCGACAACCGCGAACGCGCCAGACGCTGGATATTCGACGGCGGACGGACGAACACGCCGCGTCCATGCTCGACGTTGACCACGCCTTCGGAGCGGAGCAGGTTGACCGCTTCGCGGACGGTCGGTCGAGATACGCCGTAGGTATCGATCAGTTCGCGTTCACTCGGGAGCTTGGCGCCAGGTGGGTACTCACCGGCGTGGATCTTCTTCCGAAGATCGGTCGCGACTTGCCGGAACGCTGGCACTCCACTCGTGCGATCCATCATGGCAAGCATTCTCCACTCGCCAACTCGTCTTGACCAGTTGCTCGGCACATGTCACCTTTAAGTGGTCAAGACGTCATGACGAGTAGCGGTGAGGATGCAGCCATGGGGACGAACGTCACCGAAGCGGCAGGCTTGAACCGGGTCACCGAAGCCGACTACGCACAGCGCTACTACACGGACGACGGTTTGGTTCACGACTACCTCAAGCGTGAACTCGCTGACCCCGGCTTCGTCCACCTCACTCCGTGGTGCCAGCGGGGCAAGCTCCTTCCCACTCAGCACTTGCGACGGAAGGTCGACAGACACCCGGTCGCGCGCCACTCCAAGCACCAGGCCTGCCCGCCGTGTGCCCAGGAGCGGCACGAGATGCGGCAGGGACGACCGTCATGAAGACCGAGGAGCCTCCCGCCGTCGTCAGGACCCGCAACGACCGTCCGTTGCCGGACGAGAAGTGCCCGTGTGACAACGAACCGGCATGGGTCAGGGTCGAGACCTACGAAGATGGAACCGAAGTCCGTGTGCCCGTCTGTGGGTACTGGCCATGAGCGTCGTCCTGTTCCTCGATCAGGCTCGACTTCAACCGGTCCTTGACGATGCCTGGCACAGGGTCGCCATGATCAGCTTCTCCGACGGGACCCTGACAACTCTGTGCGGCGAGACCGACGACATCGAGTACAAGCCCGCCGCGCTGCGCCCCGGCGCTCTCAAGACGTGCTGGGAGTGCGACAAGGCCTACCGACGAAGCCACAACATCGCCTCACCGCCGGGCTCATGACCTACCTGCATCTCCCGCTGGGCGCCGCCACACAGACGCGCCGGCCGAACTCCACGTTCCCGCCCGTTCTACCTGAACGAGTGGACAACAAAGCGGTCAGGGAGATGGACAAAATACGGCCTGAAATCCTAGGGTGGAGACATGTCCGCAGGTAGAGAGTATGAATCATCGCATCCGTGGATCACCTTCAAGTACCAGGTGCGGTTCAACGCGACAAGCGCGAAGCTTGGTGAGGCGTACTCCAAATGCCGCCATCTGGCGGGGACGCCCTTGCAGCCCTCTCTCGCCAAGAAGCTCGCTGGCGTCTATCTCGTGAAGGGCGCCGTCGCCACAGCCGCGATTGAGGGCAACACTCTCCGAGAGGACGAAGTCCACGACATCCTGGAGGGCCGCAAGGAGCTGCCGCCAACTCAGCAGTATCTGGAGCAGGAGATCCGGAACGTGCTGCATGGTTTGCAGCTCATCGATCAGGCATCCCGCCGCGGTGAAAGCCTGGCGATCACCGCAGAGTGGATCAAAGCACAGAACAAGATCGTGCTCGACGGTCTCGAAGTCGAACCCCACGTTGTTCCCGGCGAGTTCACCGTCGAACGTGTCGCGGCGGGAAACTACCGGGGTGCACCTCCAGCTGACGTCGAGTTCTTGATTGACCAGTTATGCGACTGGATCGCACAGTTGCTCGACGTGGTCAACGACACCAACAATGCGGAAGATCTCCGCTTCACCCAAGCGTTTTACGCTGCCACCCTTGCGCACCTCTACATCGCTTGGATCCACCCCTTCGGCGACGGCAACGGCCGCACTGCCCGGATGGTCGAGTGCGCCATCCTCGCCCATTGCGGAATCGTGCCTTGGGTGTCCAGCAACCTGCTCTCGGACCACTACAACCGTACTAGGTCCCGCTACTACCAGAAGCTGTCCAACGCCTCCCGCCACGGCGACGTCGATGGGTTCATCTCCTACTCCGCAGCAGGCTATGTCGACATGCTCCGCGAGCAGATCCACGACGTCCAGCTCATGCAACGCCACACTGCCTGGGTCAATTACGTCCACCAGACTTTCCGCAGCGAGCCCACAGGGGAAACATACAAACGACGCTGTGGGGTGGTCCTAGCGCTTCCTCCGGATCAGGCCATTCCGAAACGGAAGATTCCCACGGTCACCGCAGAGATAGCGGGAATGTACGCCACCCGTGGACCGAAAACCCTGAGCCGCGACCTACACCGCCTCGAAGAACTCGGACTCGTCGTGGCCACCCCTAAAGGCTATATCGCCAACACAGCTGTCATCGACGCGTTCTTGCCGATGCGAGTGAAATAGCCACCGGACACGGCAAAAGGCCCCACCCTCCTGCCAAGGAGGATGGGGCCTTATCGCTGTTCAGCGCTTGCGGGAAGTCTTCGGCTTGCCGCCGTCGTCCTCGGCATCGGTGTGCGCCGCGACGATCCCGGCCTCGGCCGGGGCGTTCGCCAAGGCGGCCTCATCGCCCTTGAACTGCTCGACGATGCCAGCCTCGGCCGGCATGTCCACCGGCTTCGAGCCGTTCGCCCACGCGGCGTTATCCGGGTGAGCGGGATTGAACTGGGCGCTGGGGTGATACTCCTGCTCGCTCACGGGCAGGCTCCTTTCCTTATGCGGTGTCACGCCTTCACGGCGAGCGCGGCCAGGACCCGGTCGAGTTTCGCCGCCAGTTCGGCCTGCGCCTTCTCGACCGCGGCGAACCGGCTGTCGTGTTCCTGCTTGAAGTCGATGGCGTCCTTGTTCGACGCGCGGAGGAAGTCGACCGCCGTGAGCTTGATGTGCGGGTACTTCTTGGATGGGAAGCCAGGGAACCCGGCCTTGACGTCCTCGGTGCCCGTGAGCTGGCCGTAGATCCGCTTGAGCATGAGCTTTTCGTCCGGGGTCAATTCGTCCTCCTGGTCTGATCCTGCGGGACCGAGATGCCACGCTGCTGCGAGGTCGCCGATGGCCCCGGCCTTCACCGAGAGGTGAAGGTGCTTCCTGTGATCGTTCTCGCCCTCATACGGCTTCCACCCCACGCCGGGCGTCCAGATGCGGTCCCACCAGATGATGTACCTGATCCGGTTGTCACCCGACGCGATCAGCGCGGCGGCCAGCCAGTTGCAATCGAGGCCGCCGCCGAGATCGTGGGTGAAGTCCCGGGCGCACACCTGGCGGGCGCCGTCCCAACGCCGGTAGTTGTTCGGGTTGTGTTCGGAGGCCCGGCCTTGGTGCGCAGAGTCGCCGATCCCGCCGTCGCTCGCGGTACTCCGGTCCGGCGCGAGCGCGTTCAGCTGACGCCTGAGTACCTCCAGCGATTCAGCGATGTACCAAGGGAAAGGCCACTGCGCCATCACGGCACCTCCGGCAGGTAGAGCGGCGGCGGGTCGACGATCGTGCCGCCCAGCTGACGAAGCTGGTCGACGACCTGTTCGTCCCAGCGGTGATGCACGCGCAGCACGTCGTCGTGACGGCGCTGCGTGGTCCTGACCTCGCGCAGTTCAGCGCGAACTTCCCGCAGGTCGTCACCGAGGTCCTTATTGGACTCGGCGGCGGTCTGGATCAGCACGGCAGCGGAGTCGGCGTTGACCTTCCGGGCATCAGCCCGGCTCTTGACGAGATCGAAGATGGCCTTCGCGACCGCGCCTACACCGCCCGCGCCGCCGAGCCAGGTCAGAAGTTCGTTCACCGCAGCGCCGCCTTTCTCGCACTCGAGATTTGCCGCGCCCGCCACGCTGCGGCGATGGCCATCGCAAGCAGGAACAGGCAGAACGCCAACGCCCTCACGCCGGTCGTGCCGAGGCCCCAGCACGCGTAGGCGAAGCCGACGCCGGCCAAACCGGTGAGCCCGGCGCGTTCGAGCAGCACGCCGCGCACGGTGGCGGCCCGGATGATTCCGGTCAGTGCCACCGAGCACGTGATGAGTCCGATGGCGAGGAACACGTGGCCGAATGGCGGCGGGTAGCCGCGCAGGGTCGTGGTGGCGACCTTGTCGAACATCGACAGTGCCACCGCGCAGTACAGGCCGAACGCGGCGACGATCAGTGTCTCGAACGGATTTCGGGTACTCGTGATCACGAGCCACCCCCTTTCAGGTTCAGGTGAGCCAGGACGCCGCGAACGCTTTCGACGTGCCCAGCATCGAGACGGGGGTGACCGCGACGGCCGAGCTGGCGCCGCCGGACACGACCCGGGAAAAGATGTCGACGCCGATGGAGTTGCCGATCGAGGTGTCGGGCACCTGCACGGCGTATGGGCCACAGGTGGTCAGCACGCCGGGTGCGGTCGTCGTAGACGCAGGCGCCGTCACGGTCGGGCTGGTCCAGTCCCACCCGGTTACCGAGTCGGTGATCTTCACGTAGCTCTCGACGACCGAGGCCGCTCCCGCACCGCCCCACGAGTTGTTCATGCGCCACTGGGCGAGGAAGCAGCTGTTGAGTTGCTGCGCCTGCCCGGTGTAATAGGAGACGAACGAACCACCGCTGTTGAAGATCAAGCCGGGGTTCGTCGGGTACATCGGCACCTGGATGAACGGCTGCGCGAGCCCGTAGCCCACGTCAGCGTCCGATCCGAGCACCAGCTTTCCGGTGCCGTCGAAGACCTGCACCACCGCGCCGTCGGCGCTGGCCCGGGGCACCACGGCGAAGTCGACGACCCCGCCGTGTGAGACGACGAAAGGGAACTTCGACTGCCGGGTCAGCTCGTCCACGGTCTGCTGGAGGTCTCGGAGCTGGTTGATCAGGTAGTCCAGCGATTTCGGGCGCTCGATCGGCTGGTTGGCGACCACTCAGGACCCCCTCACCGCTTGGAGCTGGTGCAGCACCTTGTCCCGCTCGGAGGCATTCGACACGCCAAGAATGCGGTAGGAGTACTTGCCATTGCGCAGCCAGTGGTGGTCTTTCACCGAATAGTCGGCGAAGTGGCCGGGCAGGTACGAGCCGAGCCGCGGTTCCGTGTCGGCCAGCACTGTGGCCTGCCACTGCTCGGGTTGTGAGTTGTACAGCGCCACATCGGCGGAGGCCCATCCGTCCAATGTGGCCTGTTCGGAGGCCGAGGTGTGGCCGGAGTCGACCATGTCCAGCATCGGCCACCCCGCCGAAGTCAGCGACGTGTCGGTGGCGTAGCCGTAGAGCTGACCGGCCTCGTTCCCGGTGCCCTTGACGAAGGAGGTGTTCGCCTGGTTCGAGCCGTCACCGGCGATGGTGAGCTTCACCAGGTTCGACCGGTAGTCGAACAACACCGGCACGCCGGGCTGCACGAGGTACGCGTTCCCGATCAGCATCCGGTGCCGGATGTAGCGGAGCCCGCCGATCACCGTCAGGTACGGCTGGAACAGGACGTCAGGACCGCCGTCAACCTGCGTCAGCTCCTGGAGTCGCTGACCGGCGAACGCCATCTCGTAGCCGTGGTAGGTCCGCGTGTGCGTTCCCGTCGCGGTCGGCGTCGGCAGGTCCAGCGGCAGCGCCGAGCCCGCTCGGTAGGTCATCGACGTGGCGTGGTCGGCGATCTCCCGGGCGATGTTCGGCAGGCTGTCGTTGATCGTCAGGTCAGCCGAGGCGTCCGTGATTCGCTTCGCGCCCGGGTTCCACGCCCTGTTGTGCAGCGCCCGGCGATTCAGCAGTTCCCAGAAACCTTTGCCGGACACCGTATGCACGGGCCTGTCGTCGTCCGGCGCATACGGGACGATCGGCCCGGCCTGGCACACCGTGTCAGAGGGAACGCCTCGCCCGCGCACGATCGCGACGGAGAACCGCCACGGCACGCACCACTCTCGCACCTTCGCCGTGCGCTCCAGACCGTGCAGCGGCACGGTGATCTTCCAGCCGCCGACGTCGTTGATCCGGGCTGACCATTCCGGATCAGTGGTCAGGTCCAGTTCGAACAGGACGCGGCCGGTGACCGTGTCGTAAGCCAGCGCTGTGTACGCGCGCTCGGCGGCGGCCACGGCCTATTCCTCGGCCACGACGTCGAACTGCACGGCGAGATCGCCGGGGGTGATCCACCACGTGGTGATCCCGCCGGGGCCTTCGACCACGCCGTCGCCGATGTCGATCGGCCCCATCGACGGGCCGTAGCTCAACTGGTTGACGTTGACAACCTTGGCATTCGGAAACCGTTCCTGCCACTCGGAAAGGTTGCTGCCGGTCCACGCCAGGAAGCGGTACTTCGGAATCACGGGAACCCAGCTCATCGACTTCTCCGTTCTGTCATGCAGCGGCCTGCTGTTTCCAGATCTTGAACATCGGATAGCGGGTGGTGTAGCTGTTCGCCGTCGCGCTGCCGGAGTAGTACCAGGCACAAACCTGAGTGCCTGCGGTCAGATACACCGATCCTGAGACGTGCACGTCGCCGTACCCGCTCACCGACGATCCGGGCAGAATCAGCGTGGAGTCGCTGTAGGTCGTGCCGGTGATGTGCATCGCGTCCTGCGCCGCAGCAACGGTTTTCCGCGCCTGCGCGAAGAACGAGTACACGCCGTCTGACCCGATGGTCCACGTGTTCGTCCCGTTGAATGTGATCCCGTTGCCCGCGACCACTGCGGTAGGGAAGTTCAGCCGCACGGCGCCGCCGTTGGTCAGCGACTGCGCGGCATTCGCCCGCCATTCACCGCCGATGTCCGAGCCGAAGCGGATCTTCCGCCAGTTCCCGGCGCTGTCGCGCACCTCGAACGTGTCGGTCGCCGGGTTGTATCGGGTGTCACCGACGTTGCCCGCGGTGTCGCTGTCACCTTCCATCAGCGCGCGGGTCGCGCCGATGACGCCGACCGAGCGCCGCAGCCGGGTCAGCGTGATCACTCCGCCGGTGGACACCTGCGCTCGCGCGAGAGGGATACCGATCCCGCCGCCCGTGGTGGGGAAGCTCGTGTAGACACCGAGGCTGTTCGCCGTGATCGGGTCCACAGGTACCGCGCCCGGCGTGCCGGTGATGATCTCGATCCGGCACGGATTGCCGTCCGGCGATGTGTCGCCCTGCGTCGAGTCGTACCAGCGCATGACGACCAAGTCGTTGCGCGGGTTCGAGGCGGGCGCGGGGTCGCACGTCACCGACGCCGCCGCGAGCAGCCAGCCCTCGTAAGGGCCTTGGCCGGACCGGTGCGCCACGGCCGAGCCGGGCGCCACGCTCATCGTCAGCCCGGACGTGACCGTCACCAGCAGGTCGGCGAAACGGGTGTTCGCCGCGTCCCACGTCGTCGGCACGACACCGGAGCGCGTGCCGTTCATCGGGGTCGCGTCGTTGTTCTGGTAGACGCCCTGGAGCAGGGCACGACCCTGGCGGGCGTTGTTGGCGCGCGAGCCGCCGGGCATCGCTGACCAGAAGCCGGTCGCTGCCGCGTTGGTGGGCATCAGGCCCCCTCTCAGTTGTAGGCGTATTGCCAGGTGGCGGTGACGGTTCCCGCGCCGGTGCCGGAGAACTGGACAGTCACCTGCCCGCCGGGCGGGATCTCGATCCATTGGGCAGAGGCGAGGAACCCAAAACGGTCGACGCCGTTGAGCGCGACCGAGCGGGTGAAGGGGCTGGTGTCGATCACCAACGTCTGTCCGGCCTCGACGGTGCCGGTGTAAGCGATCACGTCGCCGGTCGCCGGGTTGGTGAATGTCGGGTTCGTCAGAGGTCCGACGATGGTGAAGACCGGCCACGTTGGCGCGGTGCCGAGATTGTTCAGCGACAGCACGCCGCCGTTCCCGCTGGTGCCCCAGTCCAGGCCGCCGTTCGCCCAGTCCAGGCCGCCGGTACCCCAGTCGAGGCCGTCGGTCGCCGCGCCGCCGACGGTGAACGGCCCGGCCGTCTGCACAGCTGTGTCGAGCCAGCGCGGATCGGCTGCGTAGAGCGGCAGTTGCCAGTCGAAACCCTGTGCATCCGCCCAACCGTCGAGCTTCGGCGCATCCGCGTCCAACTCGACCAGCAGCTGCCGCGCCGAAATGCCGTCGGACTTCACGAGCGCGAGCTGCGCACCGTCCGGGAACAGGCCGAGCAACCGGTCTCGTGCTGCTGCCGCTCCCGCGAAGTCCGGTGCTTGGCACCAGCCTCGCAAGGTGTCGGAGCGGGCCGCCGAGTACGAGCGCGCGCGGTATGCACCCATCCCGAACGGCCGCTCCGTCACGTGCAACTTGCGGCCTGAGCCGCTATTGAGCGTCTGTGCTGTGACTACCCACCGACAGCCGAAGTCGTCGTCCACATTGGCCGACCAGCCACCGATCGAGTACACCGGCAGGATCACCGAGGTAGGCACATCAGCCTCCCCTCATGGCCCAGCCGAGTTCCGCCGAGACCGCCGCGGCTACGGCATAGGGCTCCATCGCGGCGGTGTGCACGGTGATGTGGTTGGTCACCCCACCGCCGGCCACCGGCGTGCGGCCCATGCGCGCGTTCGTCTCGTCCAGCAGCCGCTGTGATCGCGCCGAGCGCGGGTCAAGCGGGATGTAGGACTCGGGCACGCGCATGTTGTCCCCGACGACGCGCCATGTGTTCGGCGGCACGATCTGCGCCATCGACGACATCGGGGTCAGGCCCTCGAAACCACCGCCCGCGAAGAACTTCAGGATGTTGCCCTGCGCGTTCGGGACCCTCGGCCCGTTCAGGCTGCCGCCCCCGCCACCGCCTGGCGTACCGACGGTGATGGTGCGGATGTAGGCAGTCCGGTCTCGCGCGGCATGGTTGAGCGCTGCCTCGGCCGCCGCCACATCTGCGCGGGCATGGGCTTCAGCCCATGTACCGTCGGCCTGCTGCTTCCAGACTCGCACCGCTCCTGTGGCCGGGTTGATGTCGGAGAACGTCCGGGTGATGGCGCCCGTCGCGTCCGTGGTGGCCTTCCACTGCCGTACCGCTCCGGTGGCCGGGTCGGTGCTCGTGTACGTGGTCGTGTTGCCGACTGTGGCCGTGGTGACGTTCTTCCAGTTCGTCACCGCACTGTCCGCCGGATTCGTGTTGGCGAACACGGTGGCGGTCGCGTCACTGTTCCCGACGTCGTTGAGCAGCTTGGCCGCCGCCGCCCTACCGGGTTCGGTGTCGGCGAAGACTCGGAACGTTCCGTCCGGCAGCTTCACGACCTTCATGCCCAGCTCGCCGAGCGCACGGATCGCCGGGTCGGTCAGCGCCTTGACCGCGATGCCCTTGTTGTCCGGCACAGCGGCGAGCTGCGACCGGATGTCCGTCAGCTGCCGCTGGGTCTCGGCGTCACCTTCGAGGCCCAGTTGCGTGATCACCTTGTCCGGCAACATCCCGTAGTGATCGAGGATCTTCCCGATCTGGGTGTCGTTCAGGCCGAGTTGCTTCAGCTGCGCGGCGAACTCGCCGCGCATGCCGGTGAGCTTGCCCTTGATCTCCTCCACCGGCGTGCCCGCGTCCTTGAGGGACTGGGCGTAGGCGGCGAAGTCGGTCGCTCCCTTCTGCACGGTGTCCTGGAGCTTCGACCCCGCGTCGGACACGGTGTTGATCGCGCCGGAAGCATCCACGAGATCCTTCGCATGGCCCGGGATGTTGGCGCCCTTGAAGGATTCCCCGATGCCGCGCAGCCCGTCGTTCCACGCCTGCAACGCTTCCTCGACGCTCGGAGTCTGGCCGGAGAGCCGCAGCATCACGTCGATGATCGCCTGGCCCTTGGCTGCCACGTCTCCGCCGGTCTGGTTCAGCGTCTCGAACGCGGCCTCCAGATCCGCCGAAGCGGCCTTCGCCGCGTACATCGCCGGGGGCATGCCCCGTGCGGCGATGGATTCGATCTTGCGTAGCCCGGCTTCCAGCTCGGCCGCCTTGCGTGCGCCCTCGGCGGATGCCCCGGCCTGCTCGTTGATCGCGCGGACGTTCTTCAACGTCGAGACCAGCTGCGCCTCTTCGGCGTCCGACAACTCCAGCGACGCCATGCGCCGCGCGGTCATCGCGTCGACGGTGTCCTCTGCCGATCCGCCTTCCTTCACGTAGGCGTCCGCCTGGCGCAGGACCATGTCCAGCACGTCGCCACCGACCTGGTGGGACTGGACGAGGTTGGTCAGGTAGCCACGGAAGCTGTCGTTGACGGTCTTGAGCGCGTCCGCCTGGCCGAAGCCAGCCGCTGACACGGTGCCCATCGACACGCCCAGCCGCTCGTTCGAGTGGAACGCGCCCTTGTCCGCCAACGCTTTCAATGCGGTCTGCCGGACGTTCTCGCCGATGACGCCGTTGTCGCGGCGGTACGCCTCGGTCATGTCGTTGACCGCCTGCGTGTGCCGCGAGGCACGCTCGGCAGCTTCGGCCTGCTTCTGCCCGAGGATCGAGAGCAGCAGCCCGAACGCACCCACCGCCAGGGTGGCCGGGGTGAACCCGCCCGCCAGGCCGCCGAGGAAGGTCGTGAACTTGTTCCCCGCGCCCTGCGCGTTGCGGACCTGGTCCCCGATGCCCCGGAACCCGGCGCCGACGTCCACACCGAACCGGTTCGCGATCATCGCCGCCGCAGTCAGTGATCCGGCGAACTGGCCGATCCCCGGCGGCAGCATCGACAGCAGCGACACGAGCAGCCGCAGCATCGACACCGCGCCGACACCGGTGTTGGTGAAGCCGCCGAGGAACCCGATCGCCGCCGAACCCTGCGCGGTCATGTCGTTCAACGCGCCCGTGGCCTGATCGACCAGGACGTACAGCGACGACAGCGGGCCCGAGCTTCCGCGCGCGAGGTTCGCGAACAGCGTCCCGAGCCGCGCTTCCAGCAAGGCGACCGTCGAGCCGAGCACGACGAACCCACGCTGCGCGCCTTCGCTGCCCTGTGCGGCGTTCGCGAAGAACAGGCCGAGCCCGGTGCCTGCCTGTGAGGCGAGGCTGTGCAAGCCCTTGAGGGCCGGTTCCGAGGCCTTGACCGCGGTGACCATCCCGGGCATTGCGTTCTCGGCGAAGTCGGTCACCGAACCCGTCAGCTCGCGCACAGCGGGCTTGGAGGCGTTCACCGCGCTGTGGACCTGCGGCGCCAGCCGGTCCCATGCCTGCCCAGCGTGCCCCAGCGCCCCGACGATGTCGTCTTCCAGGGCGCTGCCCATGCTGGTCACGTCGTCGAGGACGCCGTTGGCCATGCGTTTGGCGGCCGCCTGCACCTGGTCCGAGGACGAGGCCGCGTACACGCCGAGTGCGGCGAATCCGCCGGCCACCAGCGCGAGCGACGCCGTCGCCCCGGCCGCGCCAACCGCTGCGGCAGCAGGCAATCCGACCGACAAGCCGAGGAATTTCAAGGCGTCGAACTGCGCGTTAGCGCGCCGCGCCGAACGGCTCAGCTCATCCTCGGCGCCCTTGCCCGCTTTGCGCGCGGAGTCGCGCGTGGACTTCTCGTCGACCTCCGGCCGTAGAACCGGCTTCGTCTCCCGCTCGATCTTCTCCTTGATCAGGCGGGTGTTCTTCGGGTCCTTCAGCGCCGTGTCGAGCGAAACAGGCTTCTCGCCCTCGATCTTCGCCCGGATGCGCTTCTCGTCGCCGGACGTTTCGTCCTTCAAACGGACTTCGACGTAGGCGCCTGCCAGTTTGAAGTCGCCACCAGGTGCGGTCACCGCGTGCCCCCTCCCCGGTCAGCCGAAGTCGAAGACCCCGGCTTGGTTCACGCCCAGCGGCCCGTATTCGCGGGTCTTGTTCAGCGCCTTCAACTCGTCGGCGGTGTGCGCACGCACCGGCTCCGGCGGCGCGTCAGCGGGCCGGGTTTCTGCTTGTGGCGCGGGTATTGCGGACAGCTCGGCGTCGCGGCGCAGGGCGTGGCGCACGGCGCCGTCGTAGAGCGTCAGGCGGACCATGCGCGGCAGGAACACCGACGCGGGCAGCTGGTCCAGCTCGTCGACACGGTGGAACACGGACATGTCGCTCAACACGTCCTCGATGTGGGCGAAGAACCAGCCCACCGCCGACAGCCGCGCGTGCCAGGCGTCCATCACGCTTTTGGGCCGAGAACCCCATCCGGCAGAATCCGGTCCACCAGCGCATCGAGCACGGTGCGCATCTTGGACTCGGTGACGGTCTCGCACTCGACCAGCGCGTTCCACGCCTCCGGGGTCAGCAGCTTCTCCGCCGCGAAATGCAGCGACGCCGCGCTGCCCTGCTCCACGGCGATCCTGTACGCCTGCAACGACCACGACGGCGGGACCCGCTTCGGGATCGTGTACGTGACGCCGCCGATGGTGAACAGCGGCTCCCGGTCGGCGATCAGGGCGTCGATTTCGGCCTGCGCTTCGGCGTCGTCGAGCACGACACCGAGATCGGCCTTCGGCTTCGTGGGCGTGCTCTTACGCGGTGCGGTCTTGCGGGTGGTCGTCTTGCGCGGGGTGGATGCGGCCATGAGGTGGTCCTCCTGACAGGACAAGGAAAAATGGGGGCAGCCCCGCCCCGCACGCCGTCAGGTGCGCGCGGAACGAGGCTGCGTCTTGGGGATGGATCAGACTTCGTCTTCGTCGATGACCCGGATCGGGCTGATGGCCTCGGTGACGAAGAACGCCTGGAACTCGGCGGCCAGCGCCTGCTGGTTCGCCTTCTCCCAGTTGAGCGCGGTGTCGCCCGAGGGCAGCGACTTCCGCAAGATCGCACGCCGCTTCAGCGACACCGAGCCGTCCTCGACGTCCGGGCCGAGACCGTCGACCAGCAGCGTCCGGTACGGCGCCCGGTTCGCGGTCTGCCCGGCGTTGAGGTCCGACACCCGGTAGTTCGAGCCGGTCGGGCCCGCGGTCATGTTCCACGCGTAGGCGAGGTTCGTGCGCGTCATCTCGGCGAAGTTCACCGTCGCCTTGATGTCGCGGTCGGTCAGCCTCGCGCCGAGCTTGTCGACGAGCTGGTCACCGGTGAGCGGCGTCCACGTCGGACTGATGCTGACGTTCGTGCCGCCGAGCGTGATGCCCGTGTCGTACCAGGCCGACGCGGCCGGGGCGATGTTGATGTCCGCCAGCGCGGGCTCGTAGGACAGCGTCGGGTCGAAAGCGAAACGATAGATGTAGAGCCGGGCGGGCCCCATCACCAGGTTTCCCGGCTGGAGGCCAAAGGTGTCGGCCATGATCACTCCAAAGAGGACTGAGGGCCTTGTGGCCCGAAAGGTTGGTGGTCAGTCCCCTCACGGGGTGCTCTTGGCGACCGGAACCCAGTTCAGAACCAGATCCAGGGCGTACACGGCGTAGTCGCCGAAGTCGCCATACGCCCGCCTCGGTTTCCCGAGGACGTAGGCCGTCTTCACGACGGCGTTCTCACTGCACGCGGTCAGCGGCACGAACCACGGCTCCCGCCGGTAGGTTCCCGCCTGCACGCTCAGCGCGAGGTTGCGCGCCTTGTTCCACGGTGGCGCGTCCGTGCCCGGTGTGGTCGCCCACCCGCGCACGTCCATTACCGGCGACTCCAGCCGGAACTCCGGCACCGTCGAACCGCCGGCCACCGCCACGGTCACGAACCCCGATGTCGCCCAGGCACTGGTGTCGCGGGGAAGCGTCTCTCCGACCATCCCGGCCGAGAACCCGTCCAGTTGCGTCAGCCAGGCCAGCGTCACCGCCTCGTCCGAGGCGTACAGGAACGGGGCCGTCATCACGCACCCCGCCGTCGGTAGAGCGCCGGACGCAGGTACGGCTGCGGCGGCACCACGTCACCGGTGAAGACGGTCTCGCCGTCCGGCCCGGCGTACGCGACCCGGTGGCCTTCCTCGACGTACAAGGCGTAGTTCAGCTCCGAGCCGATCCGGGCGGTGTCGCCGTTGATCTCAGCCGACAGCGATTCCCGCAGGTGCCCGGTATCCACTGGAACCAGGCGCTTCGCGTCGTCGAGGACTTCGCCGACCAGGCGGCCGAACAACTCGCGGACGTCGGCGGTGATCTGCTCCCGCCAGTCCGGGGTCTCGCGGTACTCCGCCACGGCTCACCCCCCGTCGTCGCCGACCCGTTTGAGGTCCAGTTGCACGTCCGGGACACGGCCTGCCGTGCGTGGGCGCGTGACGTTCTGGACCAGGTACAGCACGCCGTGCGTGTCGTCTTTGAGCCGGTCGCCGGTGAGGATGTCCGTCGTGGACGGAAGCGCTGCCTTGGCGACGCGGACCACGCGCGCGGTCTGCGTCGCCGGGTCCCAGACCCGGGAGTCGCGTTCCTCGATCGCGGCGAGGACGCCGCTGGCCGCCGGAATGAGGTTGTTCGGCACCGGATCGCCAAAGTCCGACGGCGTGGTGCCCCGGTAGATCGATGCCCGGCACGTCGCCCGTGCCCACATCAGATTGTCCGCCAGGTGCCAGGATCGCCGTCGTCATCGCCGTACACCTCGCGCGGCCCGTCCGAGGTCTCGCCCGAGGCCCGGACGTGTAGTGAACCGGAGCCGAGCCAGGACACGCGCCGCAGCGCCTGCGCCGCGTGCGGGGCCAGAGTCAGCCAGGTCTCGGTGCCCTGCGTCGACTGCCCGCCGCCGGTGGACGTGATGTCCTGCCGCTCGAACTGGTCGGGCTGCGCGAGCTGCCACGCGGCCTGGTAGGCCACGGCGAGCTTCAACCAGTACTGGTCCCGGGCGCCGATCCGGTCGGCGTCCACCGGCAATCGGCCGGCGTAAGTGTTGATCACGGCCTGCGCCGACAGCACCTCGTCTTGGTCGACGGTGGCCTTGGCGTAGGTGAGAACGTCGGCCACGGTGGCCCAGGTGTCCGGCATGACGCCCTCCTTCCGGAAACGGGGCCACGCAACGAGAAGTCGCGCGGCCCCATCACGGCCTCGGTCAGTTCTTCACCAGCATCGAGAACGCGCCGGGCGCGCCGACCGCGAAGGCCTTGCGGGCACGGAAGTACAGCAGGTTCTCGTCGGTGTCGACGCCGATTCCGGTGTCGGTGTCCTGGAAGTTGACCGCCAGCTCACCGCCGGTGCGGTGACCGACCTGAAGGAACTGCCGGTTACCGAACACGATGAACGGGAAACCAGTCGGGGTGGCCGAGCCAGCGGCGGACGTCTTGGCGCCCATCGACCACTGGAGGTCGTAGCCGAACAGTTTCGGCGTGCCGCCCTGGCCACCACCGGCAACGCCCGCGGTCGACTCGTTCAGGATCGGGGCACCGGTGCTGTCCTTGATCCCGCGCAGCACCTGCTTGAACGACGGGTGCGCGATCACCACGGTCTCGGCCTCGTCGAAGAAGTCGCCGACTTCGTACAGGCCGAGCGACGCCGACAGGTTGTCGTAGGTGATCCCGCCCGTGCCCGCCAGCGTCAGGTTCGCGTTCGCGGTGTAGCCGGTGGTCGCGTCGGCCTGGGTGAGGACGTAGTACAGCGAGTCGAAGCCCCACCCGCTGGTGCCCTTCGCCGCCGTGATCCCGAGGGTCACGTTGTCGAACAGCTTCGCGAACGAGGTACCGGCGTCGCCCGACTTGGTGTCCACGATGGACGCCAGCGAGTCCTCCATGTCCTCGGCCTGCACGACGACCTTGCCGCCGAACTTGTCGGTGTTGAGCAGCACGGAGTCGTTCGGGCTGCTGTCGGCCGGAGCCGAGGTGGAGCGTGCCCACCGGCCGATCACGACGCCGCCCGAGCGCGGGGTGTACTTCGTGTTGCTGCCCATCGGCACGGGGTGGCCGAAGCGGAGCACCGCCGAGGACTGCTTGACCTTCTGGATGACGTCGGGGTTGGTCTCGATCGGGATCCAGCCCGCCCCGGTGAAAGCGACAGCCATGATGGCTCTCCTTTTCTGTTGGGATTAAAGGGAAAGTCACCGCTTCCCATCACGGGTGCGGTTGGACGCCCTCACGGGCTGCTCATGGTTCTGGTGTGGCGGGCTCGGATCAGCCGCCGTAGCGGGCGGCGATGATCTCGCCCGCCGTCTTCTCGGTGGCGGCGGTGGTCTTGCCGCCGGGAGTCAGCTTGCCGGGACGCGGCCGCTCGCCTTCGCCCTCGGTCTTGAAGAACTCGGGGTACTCGGCCTTGACGCGCTTCACCTCGGCGTCCAGGCCTGTGATCTCGCCCTTGTCGTCGATGTCCAGCTTGGACACATCGAGCAGGCCAGCCAACGCGGCCACGCGTTCCGTCTTGGCGTCGGCTTCCAGCAGCGCCGACTTCGCCGACGCCTTGATCGCCGTCGGCTTGTAGAGCGCCGTCGCGGCCTCAAGCGCTTCGCGCTTGGCCTTCTCGGCGTCGGTTTCGTTCTTCTGCTCCAGTTCCTTGAGCTTGACGCGGCGGCCAGCGGACTCGGCGTTCACACGCGCGAGTTCGGCCATCTTCGCCTCGTACTCAGCCTTCGTCGGAGGCGTCCACTCGGCCGGAGCGGGCTCAGAGGCCGGAGCCGGTGGGGCTGCGGGCGTCGGGTCCGGCGTAGGGGTGGGGTCGTCAGCCATCTCGGCATCTCCTCGTGTCTGCCCTCACGGGCTATCTGGTGAACCGGCCGCGCTTCACGGCCCGCTCGGCCCGCGTCTTCACCGACGCGGGCACCCGCCACCCAGAGGGCGCGGGCGAGTTCTTGCCGGACCCGATCCGGGCCAACAGCCGGTCGGCGGCGGCCAGGCGCACGTTCTCCGATTCGGCCGGCAGTGCGTCGCCGCGCAGGATCGACCGCTCGGCCTCGCGCCGCAGCGCCGCCGGGAGGTCGAACGCGGCAGAGGACTGGGCTGCCGCAGCCGCTTTGCGCGCCGCGTCGACGGCCGCCTGGTCGCCGTTCGCCTGTGCGTCCTTGATCGCCTGCGCCCAGTCGTGGGTCACGGCTCGCGCGGTGGCCTCGTCGTGGCCGAGCCAGGGCGAGACCCGGCACCGGCAGTACGGATGCCGGGGCGGCCGCTCCAGCTCGATGTCGACGAGTTCACCGGCGGTGTTGTAGTCCTTCGGCTGGTACGCCTTGGCACCGAAGGTCAGCCGCCAGTCGAAGACGTCGCCGGGCTCGACGACCTGGCCGGACAACGCGAGGCACGCCACGCAGGCATCCCGCTCGGCGATCCACAGCAGGCGGCCGCCGATGTGCTTGGCGGCGTCGGCCAGGCCCTCGTTCAGCTCAGCGTTCGTGACCGTGCGCGCGGCCCGCTCGACGAGGTTCCCGGCCTGGTCGGCGACGGCCAGTTGCCGGTTGATCGTCTTGAAGCTGCCGCGGTTCAACGCCTCGACGAGGTCAGCCGCTTGTGCCAGCTTCGCCCGCGCCGACGTCGTGGCTTCGTCAATGTGCCGTCGTGTCTCCTCGCGAAGCCAAACCTCGAGATTTTGCTGTGGAGCACCCGCCTCGATCAGGCCCTGCGAGACGCCGAGCACCCGGGCCCGCTGCGCGAAGTCGAGCAGCACGGGCGCCGGGTCGATCTCCACGGCACGGAGACGGGCGGCCACCTCGGCGGTGTACGCGTCGAACTCTTCGCCGGACCGCAGCCCGCGCGGCGCGCCGAATCGCTTCGACCAAGCCACGTGCGCCCACGAAAGAGCTGCCTTCAACGCCTCACGCACCGGCCAGGCAGCGGCCAGAACGGCCGCGTCCTCCAGCGTCAGGGCTTCGCCGTCGTGCTCGACGATGACCGCCGGGATGACGCTAGCCGGAGCCGTCATCGTCCGGGCCCGTCACGTCGCCGACCAGCTTCGCGATCACCTGCTGAACCGTCGCCTGGTCCATCAGCCCGGCCGCGACAGCCGAGGCGAAGTCGCCGACCGCGTCGCCGAGCTGGGCCAGCAACGCGATCCGCTGCGGAAGGCCGCCGTCGCCGTCTTCCATCCACCGCTTCACGTCGTCGGGCTTGTAGCCCAGCTCTGTCAGCGACTGATCGACCGGGACGCCGATTTCCTGCTTCTGCTTGGCCTGTGCCAGCTTCGTGGTCTCGTCCGTCGACTCGATCGGCGCCCACGCCAGTGTCACCGGCGCGTCGTCGTGGCCGAGGATCTTGAGAACGAACCGGTAGAACGCCCGCCACGTCGGATCGAACGCCGTCTTCCGGCGGCCAGATTTGTTGTCCAGCGGTTCGTTCGCTGTTTTTAGCGACTCGCCGCTGGGGATCTGACCGGTGCGGTCGAACAGGTGCAGCGGCGTCTTCGACACCACCGAGCCTTCACGCAGGTACGCCGCGCGAGGGTCGAGGAACACGGCCGCGGTGGTCGGCTCCAGCTGCTTGACGTCGCGATAGCCCTCCAGGTCCCAAAACGAGCCGGGTTCGCTGGAGAGCTTCGACTTCCGGTCACCGGTCGTCGAGCTGGTGCGCTGGCCGTCCGGGCTGGCGAGGAACTCATCCTCGTCGAGGTCGTCGACCGGCGACGGGCCGGGCGTTCCGGCGTCACGCAGGCCAAGCCGCTGCGGGAGCGTGTTGAAGTCCACGCCCGCCATGTGGCTGATCTCAAGCTTTAGCAGCTTGTTTTGCGTACCGATGAAGCACTTGTGCTCCGGCGTGCCGTATTCACCCGGCAAGCCGGTGCCATGGAAGTGGAACACCGGGAAGCCGTAGGGGTTCTCCTCGACAGCGTCGCGGTCGTCGGCCTCGTACGGTTTGAAGTCGCCCGCCCGGCTCGACCGCGCGCCCTGCGAGATGTAGTGCTCGATCCGGTCGTCGTACAGCAGATCCACACGAACGCGCTTCGCACCCAGTGGCGTCTTCACGGTCCACTTCTGGATCGCGACACGCGGCGTGCCCGGCTGGTCCTCGTCGTACAGCACCCGCATCGCCTTCGGCGAGTGCACCGAGATCAGCACCTTGCCCGGTACCGGCTCGCCTGCCGCGTCGAGCACGGGCCAGGCGGACAGATACGAGTCACCGAGCTGGAGCGCCCGGCGCATCACCGCCGGCCGAACCAGCGCCATATTGTTCGCCTCGTCGACGTCGGCGATCAGCTTCGTGCGCGGCTCGGTGTCGCTGGTGATTGCCTCGATCGTGAGCTTGTCGGCCACGGCGTCGATCACGACGTCGCCCATCAGGGTCTCGAAGCTGACGCCCTGGTTGCGCAGCAGACGCCGCACCCGGCGGGAGGTGAACACCTCTTCCACCGGACCGTCGCTGTACGCCTTCGCCGTGTCGTAGCCGTCCTCTGCGCCGCGCATCGCCTCCAGGGCGTCGTCAAGATCTGACATCAGGCAGCCCCCTCACGTGCGCTTGCCCGCTGCGGCGGGGCATCGGTTTTCAGGAACACCTCGACCCCGGTGCCGACGGCGTCGACGAGGTCGTCGTGCGCGTCGAGCGGGAACTTCAACATCTGGGCTTCGAGGCGGTGCAAGCGTTTCTCATGGAAGACGCGGCCGCGCTGGTATTTCGCCAGCAGCGATCCGGCGCGGACTTCCTTCGGCCGGTCCTGGTGGACGGTGCGGACCTGGACCGGCAAGTCGTGCAGGATCGCCAGCCACGTATCGCCGCCCTGGTTCGTCTCGACGACGACGCCCGTGATATCCGGGTATTCGTTCAAGATCTCCAGCACGCGCAGGCGCAGCTTCTCCCCCGGCGGGATCTTCACCTGCTGGGCGAACCGGACCACGCACACGCGGTCCGGGCCCGGCAGCGTCGCGCCGATCACCGCCAAGGCGGTGAAGTCGCTCTTCGCCTTGGTCGTCACGGCCGGGTCGATCGACAGCAGCTGCCGCACGATCGGCAGATCCGCGCGGTAGACGAAGTCGTCACCGGACCAGAACGCGGTGTCCGCGGCCATCGGGTCGTTGCGCATCTGCGACTGGAACGAGCGCGTGTGGCGGACCGTGTTGATCCACGCCATCGTCCAGCGCTCGGGCCACAGGCTGCGCTCGGTGCCGTCCTCGCCGGTCTGGATGACGTCGTAGTAGCGCGGGATGAACCGCTCGTCGTCGACGTAGTCCGGGTACTGCTCGCCGCGCTGCTTCGCCGCGATGTCGTCGATGATCGCGCCGGGGATGGCGACGGTGCCCGCCATCGTCACCGAGGCGAGGTTGTTCATCGGCAGAATGCCCGACGTGATCGTCTTGAGCCGGGATTCCTTCTGCGTCGGGCTGTAGTTGCCTTCGGTGCCCTCGACGTCGTCCAGGATCAGGTGATCCGGCCGCCGAGTGCCGATCTTCAAGCCGAGCACCTGCGAGTCGATACCGCGCGCGGTGAACACGAACCCCGAGGCGGCGACGTACATGTGCTGCGAATCCGACACTGTGGTGCCCGAGGGGCGCCGGGCCGGAGTGCACAGCTTCGGGAAGTCCGACCGCAGCAGCGCGTTGTTCTCCAATTCGCGTTTGAAGCTGCCGAGGTGGTCGGTGGCCTGCGTGTCGCTGTTCGCGAAGGCAGCGATGAACTTGCGGTGCCCGTGCGCGGCGAGCCACATCGGGATGATCAAGAACCACCAGGTGCTCTTGCCGAGTCCGCGTGGGGCGATGATCGCGTCCCGCAGGGCGCCTGGTTCGAAGGCGGTGATCGGCGCGACGTAGCGCTGGGCCAGCTCGCACCATTCGAGGTGGGCTTCGCTGAACGTGATGTTCTCGCCGGTCTCCTGTGCCCGCAGGTGGTGCGGGAGGTAGAGCACGGCGAACAGCAGCGGGTCCATCTCGGTCAGGACACGGCGGCCCTCGGGCAGCGCCAGCAGCCTCTCGTCGAGGCTGGCCAGGTGAGCGTCGAGATCGAACATCGCTCACCTGCCCATGCCCTGTGCGGAACGCCACAGTGATTGGCCGAAATTCCGTAGTCCTGTCGAACCGCGCTTCTCAGCAGCCAATACGCGCAGAAGCGGGCAACGCTCCTGCGGCGCTCAGCGCCCGGCTCGGCTCACTCAGGAGCAGCAATGTCGGACAACAGGATCGGCCTGGCGATCATCGCCAGCTACATCTCCACCGTCGGGTTCATCATCGGCAGGTCTTACCCCGAGAACGCGATCGCGTTCATGGGCGTGGCGACCATCCTCGTCGCCGTGATCGTCACCAACGCGGAGGAGTGAAGGATATCCGCCGTCCGGGCAGCCCACAGCCGCCCGGACGGCGGGCCGCTCCACGCCCCGCTCGTGCGCGAGCCTGGGCCGACGGCGCTCCCCCGCTCCGCAGGGGAGCCTCATGGCGAGGATTTGTCGTAACAGACGAAGCAAGATCGACGACTTACGTGCACCCACAAAGGAGTGATCACATGTCTGTGGAAGTTCACACTGGGAACGCGACACACACCTTCGAAGCGGGCACGGACGTTGACGTGCACAACGAGGGACATCTGTCCGTCAGAGGTTCCGGCGGCACGGTCCTGGGCATTTTCGCGCCCGGCAGCTGGTCGTCAGCCACGAAGGGCGGTGTGGCGACAGTCAAAAGGAAGACGCCAGGACAACCGTGATCATTTGCCCGAGCGCACCAGCCACGTGTCGTGGAACAGCCGAACATTCGGGTTCTCCTGCGACAGGTCGTGGTGCGTCTCCGGGTGCCAGAACTGGATCAGCGGCGTGCCGGGGTATGTCTGTGGCGCTGCGCGCGGGACGTCCCGCTGGAGCCGGTACCAGAGGTCGACGTCCTCGTAGGCCCAGCCCTCGTACCGCTCGTCGAAGCCGCCGACCTTCTCGAACGTCGCGCGGGTGAAAGCGATCGGGCCGACGCACGGCGAGGCGAACCGTTCGCCGAACCCGGCGGCGACGTGTCCGCCACCGCCCTCGATCCAGCGTGCTGTGTCCTCTTCGGACAAGCCCACACCTCGGTCGAACAGCAGCGTCCACGGCTGACGGTCCAGCTCGGCGGCCGCCCATCGAACTGTCGTGGTGCACGGCAGCATGTCCGCGCCGAAGCACACGAACCGGTCGTACCCGGCCGGGGCGAGCCGCACAGCCTGGTTGATCGCCCGGCCTACGGCGAACTTGCCGCGCAGGGTGAACAGCGGGTCGGCGGCCACGATCAGGTCGCAGCCGCTCTTCTCCCACAGGGCGCGGACCTTCGTCCACACGCGTTCGCGCGGCCCGTTGTCGGTACCCCAGGGCACGATGACTGCGACCGCCATACGCCCGTCCTCCAATTCTGAAGAGCTGGAGGACGGGCTTATTGGCTAGTCCTTCAATTCCACGTAGTTGCCGGGCGCGACCTTGGTGAACTGGCTCTGGCAGGCACTGCAATGCCACCAGCCGCCTCCGGGCACATCCATACGCAGCCAGACGATTTCGCCTTCTCGGCACTTCGGGCAGATATCCATACGGGGACGGTAAGACCGCTAGGCCGTAACTTGACCCCAACGTATGTCGGTTCGTTACACATAACTCAGCTGTAAGCCGACTCCCACAGACCTACGTTCGCCTCGATGGTTCGGCCGGCGGCCCACTCCCGAGCCTCTTTCCCGAGCTGCTCGCGCGCCTCGGGGTTGTCGACGAGGTACCGCAGGTGCTCGGTCCAATCGCTGGCCTTGCTGGCCAGGTGCGCGACCGGGTCGGCGTAGCCCTTGAGCACGCGGTACGGCGACCCGTGCCAGCCGGAGACGATGGAGGGGATGCCGAGCGCGGACATCTCCACCAGCGCCAGGTCGCTCTTCGCCTCGTTAAAGATCGACGGCCGCAGCGGGATCACGGCCAGGCCGAAGTCGACGGCGCGCAGGAAGTCGCCGACTGCTTCGTGCCAGCCGGTCCACCGGGTGCGGCCGTGGTTGCTGGCCACCCGGGACGTGTAGTCGGCGCCCATCGCGTGGAACTCGACGCGGCCTCGGTGCGCCGGGTGCTGAAGGAAGGCACGCAGCGGCCGGGCCAGCTCGCCGAAGTCACGGTTGTGCGACAGCCCGCCGCGCCAACCGATCGTCAGCAGCTCCGGGTCCGGGGTAGCAGGCTTCTCGTGGTCAAGCAGCCAGCCAGGCACCTGGTTGGGCAGCACGTGGATCGCGGCGGTGGCGTTGATCGAGCACGCGTAGTCGGCCAGCCGGTCCGTGGTCACCGTGATCACGTCGGCCACGGCCATGTTCTGGTGGTATCGCTCGACAGTCTCGCTGTCGTAGAACCCGGCGGCCTGCCGGTTGGACGGGTCCACGGCGGACAGCAGGTCATCGGTCTCGAAGACGAGCTTCGTGTGGCCTGCGCGGGCGAGCTTCTGCCAGGTGACCGAGGCCGCCTCGTTGCACACCCGCTGCCCGACGACCACATCGCATTCCCCGGCGTGCACCTCGGCGGGGACCACGCGGCCGTCGGCCATGACGTCATGGCCGCGGTTCGCCAGCTCGGAGCCGGGCAGCAGGGCGCGGTAGAAGCCGCAGCCGGAGTAGTCGGCGAGCCAGTAAAAGATCTTCATGTCGCCCCCTTGTCGTTCATGCGCGTTCGCATCGAGGGGCGGCATACTCGCCCGGTGAATGACAACTGGCGCCGTTGGGCGGGAGCTGCTGGCACTGCGGCGATCATTGGAATGATCACGCTGACCGCGTTCAGCATCGCCTTCAAGAAGGGCACCGATTGGTGGGCCGCCTGGGGCCAGTGGGTCGGCGGAATCGGCAGCATTGCGGCTGCGGCGGTTGCCGTTTGGATCGCCGTCGTGGGGTGGCAGAAGTCCGACGCTCAGTATCGCGAGAAGGCCGAGCAAGACCTTGCCTCGAAGTTCGGGGCGTGGATCGATCGCGAAGATCTCCTGGCACCGAAGGTCATGGTGGCCAACACTGGCCCGCTACCCATGTACGAGGTTCAGCTGGGCTTCGACTTCCCGCATCCGGGGAAACTCACAGCCAACTTGGACAAGGGGTCACCAGCCCGCATGAAGTCGGTAATCAGGATCGACACCGTCGGTCCGCAGCCCGAACCATACGTGCACCTCTACGCAACGGAGTACCTAACGAGGTACATCAGTGACCTGGCCGAGGACCACCTGGGGCGGGAGGCACTCATCAGGGTCCCGGGGGGCCAGACGTTGCTGTCTAAGGTCGGGGAGAGCGCCGCCCGCAACATCGTTCCGTTCGGCTGGCTGGAGGTGCATTTCTCTGACAGCAACGGACAGCGGTGGACCCGGACACACGAAGGCAAGCTGAAGCCTTGCGAAGGATGGTCATGATCTGCCCGCCTGGTGACGCTCGCCTTCCTTGCTCCGATCGTGATCAGCACAAGCGAAACGGCTGGACGCCGACGCGCGACGTACCGGCATGACCGAGAACGAAGAGCCGCTTGCCGACACCGATCACGACCTACGCCACCTGAGCGCGGTCGCGTCGATGGCGGGCATGAAGGACGAGCAGATCTGGACGGACGCCCTGGCCGAGTGCGTCCGCAACAACCAGCCGTGGACCCTCATCGCCCACGCGCTCGGTATTTCCAAGGAGGAGCTGCGCGAGCGCTTCCGGCCAGTCCCGGGCATCTATGCCGATCCGCAGACCGGCAACGAATGGCACGTGCGCAGCGCTGACCGGATCATCATCGTGATGCCTGGCGGCGGGCAGATGCCCTATGGCGACAGTCCGGATGAGTTCGTGTGGTTCGCAGCCCGAGAGCGACTGGAGCTGCGACCTAACCAGCCTCGCCGCTGATCTCGCCGCGCCGGGCCTCGTTCCTCTCCCGCGCCTGCCGCATCAACTCGGCGACGTCGGCCGGCACTTCGGTCACGACGGCGTTGAGGTTGCCCTCGATCTTCTGCGCCATATCGGCGCCGGTCAGCTTGGCGACCCGCTCGTTGATCCGCAGCAGCCGGTCCACGGCGGCGAGGTGCGCCGAGTGGTCGCGAACTGGCTCGCCCGTCTCGGGGTCATAGACCACACCGCCTTCACGGCCCGCGGTGACGGGCGCGGGCATCAGCTCCAGCTTCGCCAGCACGACGCGCCGGGCGTCCTCCAGCTGCGCGAGCAGGACAGCCCGGTACTCCTCGGCCGGACCGGCGACGCGCTCGATGGCTTCGGCCGAGATCAGGCCACGCACCGATTCGTGCGAGATGCGCTCGCCCTCGGCGGACATGATCGCCGCGACAGCGCGGAGACTGTGACCCGCCAGCGACAGCTCGAAGGCACGCACCTGGCGTTCGGCCCTGGCCGCGACGGCGCCGGAGGCTTGATGATTCGTTCCGCCGCTCGACATCGCCACCACCTCCGACATAGAGGAAGCCCCCGAACACCGACGCGTTCAGGGGCTTCACGGGCCGTCGTCTCGCCGTTCCAGGAACCCCCGAGCGGGCAACTGGGATCTTCGGGCACGACGGTGCCTCGTGCTGAAACGTACGCGACCGCGACAACTAATGCAACACGGGTCGCATTAGGCCGCAACTCCTGCCGCTGCGTCGATCAGGGCCAGGACGTCCGCGAGCCGGTAGCGCCCATACGGATCGGCACTGATTCGCCCTCGGTGCCGCCAGACCCGCACGCGACCAGCGGACACCGGGGTTCCCCAGGTGCGTGTCTCCTGCTCGATCTCGACGGGCGTGAGCCATGTGGTTTCGACGTAATCCCGCGCAGCAGCAACGGATTCCGCGCGGTCCATCCACTCGCCGCAGGCGGGGCACTGCGCGGCCACGCGGTCGAACTCGCACACGACCGGCGAGCCGCACTCGCACAGTCCGAGAGGAACCCGCAGCGGCCGCTCGATCCGCGCCATGGCGGCCGCCTCCAGCTCGAAGTACCGCGGACCGGCAGCGCCAGCGAGCGCGTCACGCAGCTCCAGCGCGTCGAGGTCGATCGGCGGCGCCGAGCCGAAACCGGACTTCGTGCCGATCGCTCCCGGCCGAGAGGTCACCGCCTGGCGGGCGACGACGTGGTCCAGCAACTCGATCAACTCGGACATCGTGACCTCCCGACCAGCAACAACATCGCAAGATCAGCATAACCGACGTTCCTGTTTAGACGGTTACGTCAAGGTGCCAGTGTCAAGCAGTACCGCACGAACCCCGCCGGCCACATGCCGACGCGAGCGGGCCTGAGCGGGTTGTGAGCGGGTTTGCCCAGACGACGATCACAAAGTCTCCGCAGGTCAGAGCACGGAGGCACGCGAGGTGAGCGGGTTGAGCGGGTTTTCGGCCGTTTGCGCCCCATAAGCAGTAGCCCGCTCCGGAGATTCTCGATAGGCCTGAACCACTCAAAACCCGCTCAACCCGCTCACCTGGTCGCAGAAGTGTGCTCTGACCTGCGGAAACCGGGTGAGCGGGTTGTGCGGCAAACCCGCTCACAACCCGCTCAAACCCGCTCACCCCGCACCCAGCACAATGCCCCCGGACGCCGTATCGACGGCATCTCGGGGGCATGTGCTGGGAACAGTCAGAGGACGGTGCCCCCCGCGTGTTCGGTGGCGACCAGACGTAGCCCGGTGCGCGCCTTGACGCGCTTCGGGCCCACCTGACGCGTGGTGAATCCGCGGTCGGTGAGACCGCGTCCGAACGCTGTCAGGGTGAGCCGTTTGTCGTCCTTGATGCGCGCGTAGTCGCACCAGTCATTAAAGGCGTCCCAGAGGTCGCCCATGGGCGTGATGTATTCGGCGTCTTTCTCGGTGGCTTCGGACAGCCACACGTCAATGGGCGACAGGTTATCGCGAAGCCGCATAGTTGCGTCAACAACAGCGTGGGGGATGTCATCGATTCCCTCGGCCTGATAGAGGTTCCAGCCTTCGATGAGCCAGGCAAGGACGGCTGAGCCGTGTTCGCCGCCCAGCCGCGCCTCTTTGGACGTGTCTTCTTTTTCGATGGTATCGCCGCAGGGGATGGCGATGAGGCGGGTCCAGAGTGCCTGGTCGGCGCCCACGATGGTCGGCGGCTTGTTGCAGGCGATCCATCCGGTGAATGCGGGAATCCGCTCAGTGAACTCGTCGGAGCGCATCCGGCGCGCTTCTTGTTTAACGTTGCCCGCCAAGGCCTTGATCTCGTCGGCGTACATGACCCAGCGCTCTGGCGGGTCGTCGGCGTGGATGATGCGCCGAGGCAGTGCTTTGAGAATGTCGGGCCTGGCGGCGTCGGTCTGTTTTCCGGCGAACAGGCTGATGGCGAAGGGACCGGCATAGTCACCGAGTACTTTGCCGATGACCTTCAGGAGAGTGCTTTTTCCGCTGCTGGTCGGCCCCATCAGGAAGATCAGTTTGCGCTTGTTGTTTTCCCCGAAGAGCGAGTACCCCATAAGTTTTTGCGCATAGGCGCGCGCCTTGGCGTCGGGGATGACGTGCGCGACGAAGGCGTCCCACTCGGCCGAGGTGGCGTCGGGGTCGTAGGCCGCTTTGGCCACGCGGGTGAGCCGGTCGGCGCGCCGGTGCTCGCGCACCGTGGCGGTCTCGCCCAGTTCGACGGTGCCGTTGGCGACGGTGAGCAGCTCGGGCCGGGCGTCGAACTGCTCGGCGTCGACGGCAAGCCCCTCGGAGCGGGCGAGGGTAAGCGCGTTGGCGATCGTGCGCGCCTTCTGTGCGTCACGGGCGAAGTTGCGCACGGCCTTGGCGTGAGCCTCGCCGCTCTTAACCTTGGCAGCGGCCGCCTCCTTCGTGACCTCGTCGGCCTGAGCGGCGTCTTCGGCGGCGACCTTGGCCGCCGCCTCGGCCCGGACGACTTCGCGGGCGAGCGCGTCGACAGTGCGCACGGCGAGCCCTTGCGCGAGGTGGTCGCCGTTGTCAGTGCGCCAGCGTTTCCCGTCCCACGTGGCCCAGCCGCCGAGACTCCTGCTCCACGCGAGGTCTGCGCCGTGTTGGTCGGCGATGCGTCGGGCGAGGCCCAGTTCGGTGAGTGCCCGGTCCTCCATGCGACCGGCGATCATCGTGAGCACGGTGGCGGGGTTGCGCCCGGCGGTGGCGGGATGCAGCGGTGCGAAACGGGCCCAGTCGTCGTTGGGGATCTCGTGGTAAGCGAGGTGCGCCAACATCCGGCGGAAGCCGTCAAGCTGATCCTCTTGTGCGGCGAGCAGGTGAAGTCGGTCGGCGAGGTCGTCGAGTGCGCCGGGGCGGGCCAGGGTGCCGTATCCGGGCACGGTGACGGCGTTCGCGGCAGCCCGCCACTGGTCGATGGTGGTCACGGGGTCACCCACTTGCGTGCCGCAGCACCGCTGACCGACGTCCAGTTGTCGAGCACGACGACGCGGGGGAAGTCGTCGGGGTCGTCGGCGTCGGTGGCGCAGTACCGGCGGCGTATCCCGTAGTCCTCGGTGGGCTCGATCTCGGCCCATGAGTCGATGAGGTCGCGGGCGCGGCCGTGGAGAACGTCTTGAAGGGCGAAGTCGGTCAGCTCGTGGTGAGTGAGGGGCCGTTCGTAGCCTTCGCCGCCGTTGTCGACGAGGGCACGGAAGTCTTCGGCGAGGACACGCCGGATAGGCAGGTTGCGGGCGCAGCTGTGGTGCCAGCTCGGCATCTGGCTGCCGTTTCGCTCCAGGTGACAGCCGATGCACTTGGAACGTTTCCCGGCAGGGTGGCGCGCCATTGTTGCCTCAATTTCTCGGTCGAGAGGTCCATCAACGAGGCGCAACACGCTAGACTCGTTACGACCGCTACTTTTCCTGCGAGCTGGTCCCCCGCCGCCCCGGATACCAGCCGGGGCGGCGTTCTTGTCGTTGGTCACCTGGCACCACCCTTTAGAAGTACTGAGAGTTTCTGCTTCTGCGTCACCGAGAGGGGCGGTGCGGCTGCGAGGACTTCGGCGATGCGCGCGGCCAGCCGGTCCTTGATTTCCTCGGGTGGCTGACTCAT